GAGTTTAAGATCTGTTGAATAACTTGATGCCATTTATAAATTCTCCTATTAGATTTCTATTTTACTATTATTAAGCTGCTAAATCAACCTCTGTCCATATATTAGATACATTTGGATCTATCTCTGCCCAAGCAGTTATATTAGGGCTTCCTACAGAAGCTGTCAATTGTATGCCTGTAACATCAATATTTGCGGTACCTGTAATTGTTACTGAACCAATATTACTTGATAACTGAAGTCCTCCTACACCAATAATTTGACCTGGAATTTCAGCATGTTGGCCAAGAGTCATTGTTAACTGTTGTCCAGTAACTGGTTCATTAGTTGATTGAATTAGGTTTATAGAACCTAATGTCATTGTAGCTTGAATGCCCGTAACATCTACTGGAGTTTTAAGACCTCCAACAGTAGTACCTTGAGACATTGTAGCTTGAACACCTGTAACACTTACATTAGCATTTGCTGATACAGTAGATATAGTAGTAAGTGCATCTAGTTGGTCTTCAGACGCAAGTACAAATATATCTGAATCAATTTGAATAGAGAAAGAAGGACTTGCAAAAGTAGTATTTAATTGTCCTGCACTTGTAACTAAAACATCTACATCAGTAAATGCTCCTGTTGCGGGGAAGTTTATTGTTGAAGTTAATTCTTGTCCAATAGCTATAGCAGAATAAGCTCCACCCCAAGCTAAGTTACCCCAAGTTCTTCTACCCCAACCAATTCCAGTAAGAGTAGTATCATCTACTGTGGTAGCACCTATATTTGAAGTTAATTGTGATCCAGATACACTAAAACCTTGTCCAGTCCTTTGTATTACAGTTCCAACAGCCATAGATTCTAGGCTACCGGTAACTGAAACTAAAGCAGAAGTTCCTGCTACTGTTGATGCAATAGTAGAGGTTAATTGTATACCTGAAACTGAAACATCTGCATTTGCAGATGTTGTTTCAGCAACAGTTCCAATTGATGATATTAATGATAGGCTACTAAGGTTAACGGATGTATCGCTTAGGTCTCCCCAAGATTCTGCACCCCATGTTTTCTTACCCCATCCAGTAGCCATATCATTTTAGCTCCTTATTATGCTATTCTTAAAATCGCAGCAGATGTAGTAAATGCTGGGAATTGAATCGTAAATGTTCCTGATGTTGCAGTTTTATCACTTCCAAAATCTAACACAGCAACTGCATCAGTAGTATTTGAACCACCGTTTGTAGTTGTGTTGTAGATTAAAGCACCTCTTGCAGTAAGAGTTACATTCTGAAAAGATAAATCAGCGAAATCAGTAATAGCTATTGAAGATGAAACTTTTACACCTTGATTTACTAAAGCACCTCCACCAGCTGTATAGTTAGCTGAAGTTACTTCAGTGTTAGATCCACCACCTGGGTTAGTAGCGTAGTTTGCAGTTGATTTCCCTAAAGTTGCTGAACTTGTATACATCGCTAATTTGTAAACATCAGTTGATGCATCAAAATCGTGACTTCCTTGTAGTAATTCTTTTTTAAAAGAATCACAGATTGCGTTTGTTGTTATTGCCATAATTATTCTCCTTAATTAATTTATGTATTTGGAGTCGGTGAAGCAACCTGTATTCTAGGTACACCATCATCATACTCCGCTCGTCTTCTTCTACCCATTTGTTGTAGGGCAAAATTTTGTACTTCTTCATTATACTTCTTTTCATACAAGCTGTACATATCCATAGGTCCTTTTAAATATCTAAATGCTTCGCTTAGTACACCATGTAACAACATGGATTCTTGGTATTTTGAGATAAAAGTAGTGTTAGTAGAAGTAAATTGTGTAGGGTCTGTTATATAATTAATCTGAACTTGTAGAGCAGAGTTAGGTATAGGAGCCACTAATAAATTAAAATCATCCCAGTTAGCCCAATATCTAGGAGTTCCTGTAGTGCCATCATTATTATATTCAGAGATAAAACTAGTGTCTCTTTTTTCTAAAAAAGTTCTATTACCACTTCCGTCAATTACTTGAACAGATCTTATGATTGTTAAATCAGAAGGTAATGAAACATATCTATTATTAGCTGTAAAATTTGAAGTAGAATATTTTCTTAAATCATCGTAATCAACTTTACCTGCGATATCTAATTCTACAGATCTAATAAAATCTTGAATAATTACATCAGTTAAAACATTGTTATCTACTTCTGTATAGTTTCTAACTTGTGTTAAAAAATCTGGATAAGTTATAGCCATTATGTAATACTCACTGTTACGGTTCCTGTAGTTGCAATCAATTGTCTTCTTCTATTTTGAAGAGATGGGTTTGCTGGTTTCATTGTGCTTATTACAACACCACTAGTAGTTAAAGAAGCTCCTGGTTGTGCCGTAATAAAAGCAAAATTACCAGGAAGCGTTAAGTCAGTGGTTGCCATTCCTTGTCCACCCGAGGAAGCAAGTACTCCATCTATATTAGTAGGTTTTTGAAATCTCATTGATCTAGTATTTTGTAAAGCGATCGCATCAGCACTAAAATGTCTTCTTCTAATTTGAGGATGTTTAGGTTCAAATTCAGTGTAATGCACTAAAGAACCATTCCATTCTTTTACCATTTCAGTATATGGAAAAGCCATACCAGATCTATCTGATATTGCCTGACTTCTTCTTCCTGTCGCCCATTTAGCCATAATTATACTCCACTAGGGTAAAATGATTGTGGAGTAATAAACGTAGAAGCTCTTTGACCATCTTCATCCAAAGCTCTTTTTAATTGATCTTCATAAATTAATTTATTTTGTTGCACAAGGGTAGGTGCGTTTTTCATTGCTAAATAATAAGCTAATCCCGCAACCATGCAGGGTAAAAATCTAAATACAATATCTGCATCATTAGTGTAAGAACCCGCATCTTGAATTCTTTTAATTACATAATATTTTAAATAAGTGTAAGTGCTTAAATTAGGTGCTTGGTATAAATATATTTTTGGTATTTCTTGTCTATCAACATAATACTGAGAAGGTTGACCTACAGCAAGTTTATTAGGTAAAGCAGAATACGCTGATCTATCAATTTTTGATAAAGCAACATCTTGAGTATTTACTGTGTTTGCCCCAGCTCCAGTACTGGATACAAAAGCTTCTAAGACATCACTAACTGCTGCATCTACAGCATATTCAGCTTGCCCTGAAACTAATTGATTTTCATGAAGGGATACTTTCCATAAATGAATACCTCTGTTGGCCCACTCTGCAAACAAAAGATTTAAACTTGTTCTAGCCGATTTTAAACTATGTCCACTTGTTGTAGTTAATCCACATCTTTCGTAAGCTTCTTGTATTATCTCTTCTATAGATAAATCAAATGCTGTGGTTCCTGAAGTTGCCATTATTATCCTTTTTACGGTTGTACAATTTCTTGGATTGTATCACTTTTAGCTTAAACTTTGAAGACCTTAGGTTTTTTGCTATTGGATTTTTTTTTCGCATGTTCACTGTCTTTCATAAGCTTGCCATTTGGCATATAATGATGCCCTGATGGTGCTTTTTTCTTTCTAGCACCTCTAAGTTTACCATCTATTTGTTTAGCTATTTGTCCTCTTCCTATTGCCATTATAAATCTACTGCCTTTCCTATTATTGGTTTATATTTAACCTTACCGTCTTCCCTGAACGCATGCAAGAATTGTTTTCTAGGCTTGTCTTCAATATAACTACAATGGCACCATCCGCTGTTGGGTTCTCCTTTTTTGTAGAACTCGAGAATCATTTGATCATATTCAAGGTTCTTATATATCCAGTCACAGAGCTCAGCATTATCGACTCCCGGACATTCGAAATCAACGGCTTCCGCATCGCAGTGCTGACTGTTGACTGAACTACCTATTGCAACCGACAACTCTGGGGATCTATAACACGATGTCACCACTACAGGACCAAAATGATCTCTGACGGGTTGTAAAATATTTTCACAAAGTAATTGTAGTTTTGCTATTTGATCTGAGTTAGGATTATTGTCTATGCCCTTACGGACAGCAGTGTCCGATTTAATAAGCTCTTGAAGATTAAAATTTCTAGAAATTTTCATTATTTACCCCTAACGGAATCGATGAAATTATACACTCTCCCAAATTGTTTATCAATAGACATCAGGTCCGACTGGATCATGGTTACTATTAATTGAAGTTCTATAAGTGTGACCAAAGTCCATGTAGCAAGTCCCATTAGGATTGTACCAAGTAATGCAATCAAAGCTGTGTTAGTTTTTCTGCTCATATAGGTGCTACCAATGTTGTTAGTATAATAAATGCAATAACTAAAGCTCCTGTAAAATAATAGTTCATAGGGGAACACTCCATGTTAATTACTCTTTTGTATTAAAAAATTTTTGAAATCTATTTCTAGTTGCTTGATTTTTTCTTCAAGTCTTTGCATTTTGTCATTAGCAACAATTGTATTGCCTTTGTTTTTTTCTATATTTAACAATAGATGGTTTTGATTTTCTTGTATTCTGGCTATGTACTCTATTTGATTTTTTAAATCTTTATCGTTTATTATTGTAATTGCAGATTTATTTTTATTAATAGTTTCTGTTAAAGATACTATATACCTAACACCAGTAAATGTTCCTACTACAAGAGAGGCTACTACCGGTATCATCACTATGTTTTTCTTTAATAGTTCTGCAATATTCATTTAGCATCCTTATTTTTTTATTTCATTTTCAAAAGTTTTATCTACATCTAAAACTTCTTCTTCTTTTACTTTTCCTTTTAACTTGCATTTACACTTAGGTCCCAATATTTTTTTAGCAACCCATTCACAGATATCATCCATCTTTGAAAAAAAATTATAACAAAATTTATCTATCATGGTTTTTAAATAAGCCCCTACTACTGTTAAACAAAATATTAAACCCATTGTAACATAAAGTATAAGCTCTAAAAATAGCCAGTATGATTTTTTTAACACTTCCATCTACGTCTAGCTTGTCTTAGTCTAGAATTAGGATCTGCCGCAGCTTTTGGAAACATTTTCATTTGACCTGCTGATCTTGCGCAATATGATTTTCTTCTAGCTGATCTTTTTTTACCCGGTTTATCTTCTGTAACTGCGGTTGATAATTTACTTCCTGGGTTTTTTCTTCTATATGATGCAACACCTGCAGCAGTCATTCCTGCACCACTTTCAGTGGATCTAAAATTCTTTTTGTTTCTATCGGGCATATTATCTCCGCCTCTACTAAAACTAGCAACACCGCCAAGAGCTTTTTTCCTCTTTTTAAAAAAAGAAGATAAGGGTATTTCTTGAAATCTGTCCA